AAGATTAGAAGATACAATTAAGTTTACAAAAAATAGATACGAGGTAATATAAATGAAAAAGTTAACAGCCGAACAAATAGAAATGAATTGGCAAACATTAATGGGTATTATAGACAACACATTTGTGGATACCGATGATAATGAAAGACATACAAAGTTATGTGAAATGTATGATGATTTAAAAGATAGAATGATGTTTGCACCTGCAAGTGCTAAAGGTCATTATCATAATGCTATGCCCGGTGGATATATTGAACATATATTACATATTATTGATATGGCTAAAGATGTAAAAGACATATGGTATAATCATGATGCGAAAATAAACTTTACAGATGAAGAGTTGGTGTTTGCAGCTATGCATCACGATTTAGGTAAGGTTGGTGATTTGGATAACGAATATTATGTACCACAAACATCGGATTGGCATAGAACAAACCGCAATGAGATATATACACACAATCCAGATCTTCAGTATATGAAAGTACCTGATAGGGGACTGTGGTTACTTCAACATTATGGAGTTAAGGTTACGGATAAAGAATATATTGGAATTAAATTAACAGATGGTTTATATGATGAAGCAAACAAATCTTATCTTATAAATTACAATCCAGATTGGGCGCTTCGTTCTAATCTACCTTATATTTTACATCAAGCTGATATGATGGCTACTCATATAGAGGGTGATCAATGGAAGAGAAGTAATCAAACTTCTAATGGAGTTGTTACAAAAGCCCCAAAAACAAAAGACGAACAAAAACAAGTCGACAATTTAAAAGAAAAGTTTGACGAGCTTTTCGCATAGGAGATAAGTTATGTGGTGGTGGATATTAACGATATTATTCTTTTTATTTAGTGTGGGTGCATCTACATTATTATATTTTTCATTGAGAAGAATAAATCAATATGAAGGTTTTATTATAAAGGTTCAGAATATAATTGAATACGCAACAACTAAAATGAAACATGTTGATGCTAAAGGACATTATGAATCTGATGATGAGACTGGATTTTTCTTTCAACAATTAAAAGAGCTACAGGAGTTATTAAATGGAATGTTTGAGAACGAAGAAACAGAGGAGATTGGTAGTGCCGAAGAAAAAGAAAAATAAAAGAATGTATTTTGATATGGATGTTCAAGATGCTATTGTAAGATATAACGCATTAGACCCTGATGAAAACCAAGCAGAACGAAATAAAATATATGCAGAAGAAATACACTATGCTTTCGATAAACTTTGTGAGAATATAATTAATACATTTAAATTTGAATATTTTGATGATGTGTATGTGGATGTTAAACACGAAGTTTGCACTTTTCTTGTTATGAATATGCACAAGTACGACCACACAAAAGGTTCAAAGGCATTTAGTTACTTTTCAGTAGTAGCTAAAAATTATTTAATATTACATAATAATGCTAATTATAAAAAATATAAAACACATTATGATATATCAGCTTTATCAAATATCTCTACAAAAAATAATGAAAATGATTCGTTTTTGGACGATTTTATAGATGATTTGGTAAAGTATTTTGAACAAAATATATCCACAATATTTAAAAATAGTACTGATATAGATGTAGCATATGCTATTTTAGAATTATTTAAAAAAAGAGATGGCATAGAGAATTTTAATAAAAAGTCATTATACATTTTAATACGCGAAATGACGAATGTACAAACTTCACAGATAACAAGAGTTACAAATGTTTTTAAAAAATATTATAAAAAATTATTAATTAAATATGATAAATATGGCACTTTAAGTGACGAAAAAAATAAATTTTTTTAAGATTTATTAAAATAGTTTTATTTGAACCCCATTCTTTTTGAGTGGGGTTTTTTTATTTCATAGTAATTTTTTATAAATTTTATATTTATATATGAATAATTACATTCAAAATGCATTGGGAGATTTTAATAATGTCGGACAATAAGGAAATATTTGATGGTAAAACTTTTCAAGGTTTAACTAAAGATATTTATGAAAATACTATAAACAAAAAAAAGCAAATAGATTTATTAATATCTGAAATTCATGGTTTTATAACTACCATAGATGATGTTATTTTAGTAGCTCCAATTATAAAAGAATATATGGAAGTATCTGTAAAAAATGATGAACATCTTGTTAAATTAGCCGGAGTTCTTCAGAGAATTATAAGTAAATCACAGGGCGATTCTGATGAAACAATGCTATTATCAGATTCAGAAAAAGAAGAATTAATGGGAACTTTGCAAGGCGTAGTTAATGATTTACAAGAAGAAAGTGATAAAATTGATAATATAAAAGAAAAAACAATAAGTAATACGAGTAATTAATAATGGGTGAATTTTTAAGAGTAGATACTGGTCGAGAAAAGAATGAATTTGGGATGAAAAATATTTTCCCAAGAGACATTTATATAGAGTTTGTACCTGGACTTGTAATAGATGTAGTATTAAATAAAAATTCTTCAGCGTATGAAGACAATAATAGAAATATTAATAGTATAATAGCTATGAAACATTTTGGTACAAAAACTGAGCTAAAACAAATGGTTAGGACAAGATATTATCCATTATTAAGAGGAATAGTAGATGTTCCAATTAAAGGAGATCCAGTATTATTGTGTGATTTTGGTGGAGTCAATTATTATTTAGGACCTTTAAATTCTATTAATAGTCCGAACTTTAATATAGATACGTTAAATACTGGTTTTAATCCTAAAAATAATAATACTGCTGTTAAAACTAAATCTACTTTTAGAGAAAAGTTTAATATTCCAAAAAATTATTTAATAGCTACAGTTTCAAGATTACAAAAGGAATATAAACAAATCTTGGATGATCCAAAACAAATTAATAAAGGTGAGGACGGTAGTATATCAAAAATGGATACTCATGGTGATATGATTCTTGAAGGTAGATATGGGAATAGCTTGAGAATTGGTAGTAGAGGTCCATTCCCATTAATAGCGATTTCCAATGGTAGAAATGGTGGAGAAGTAGTCGAAAATATTTATGATGGTTCATTAATTAGTATTACTTCAGCTGGTAGTATTTTAGATCATTTTGAAACATTTCAATTAGCTTCTGATTCTGTGGAAGAAAATCCAAGACTTGTTGCTGGTGGCAATAATGCCGAAGAAACTCAAGCATTTAATTATAATTTTGGTAATGATGGGGAATTGCCAATACTGGGAAATCAAATATTGATTAATTCGGATAAAATTACTTTAAATGCTAGAAATAATAATATAACTTTATCTTCTTTTATTAATATGGATTTTGGAGCTGGAAATAATTTAACAATCAACACAAAAAATTATATGAGTATTGAATCTTCTAATATTTATTTAGGCAAACAGGCTCAAGAAAAAATTGAACCATTGGTTTTAGGTAATAAATTAAAAGAATTACTGGAAGAAATGGTAGGTATTATAGAAACATTAAAGGTTACTGCTTGTATAGCTGGATTATCTGGTCCAATAGATCCAACTACAATACAAAAAGTTACATCATTAAAAAATAAACTTGCTGCACCAGATTTTTGGAGTGAATACCATTTTATAGAAGAAAATGGACAAAAAACAACTGGACAGGAAGGACAAGAAGCCGAATAGGGAGGTCATATGAAGAAATCAGAGTTAAGAATGTTAATAAGAGAGATAGTTAGAGAAGAGGTAGCACTCACAGTAAAAGAGGTAATTAAAGAAATTGTTGGAGGTAAGACAGAACAAAAACTTAAACCAAAATCCAAACCAAAACAAAAACATTATTCTAAAAATAAAGTATTGAATGATGTATTAAATGAAACAGCTATAAGTGATAAAAGTAATGAGTGGGAAACATTGGGTGGTAGTACATACACAAGTGATAAGATAAATGAGGTTGTTGGTAGTTCTTATGCTGGTATGATGAATGGTAATCAAAAACCGGACGCTGATACAGTAGTTAAATCTATGGGTGGAGATCCTAATGTTGTTGGTGATACTCTTAAAAATGCATTGACAAGAGATTATAGTGATTTAATGAAAGCTATGGATAAGAAGAAGTAAAATGGGATTAACTAACGATATATATGAAGTAATGAAAACTAGTATGGAATCTGATACTCCATTGGATGATGTCCAAGATAATAATTTATATAATGTATCTGAAGGTATAGCTAATGCTGTTATTGATTTTTTAAAGAAACAAACTTTTACAATAACTGAAATGAAATCTATACTTGAAGTTGAAGAGATTTCTACTACCGGACCTATTCAAGCCGATGTATTGCCAACTGTAACTACAGCAGTTGGTGGAAATGTTGTACAGGGAAAGAATGGTGTTGTTGTACCAAGTATTTCTTTAAAAAAGTTTGGAGGTCAGGGAGGTGCTATGAAAGCGGTGGGATATGCATATGTAGGTAGAAACCCCGTAGATTCTGAAGAAAGCAATGAAGATTTAACAAAAGTTAAATTACTAGATGAAAATATAATAGGAAGATAGAATGGCTATAAAAGATACATATAAAAAACCATTTATAGAAGATAGAGATGATAGCGTATTTATAGGTATCGATTTACCCTTTAGAAAATCTGATGGTATTGAGGGGTGGTTTGCTTCGACAACTACAACTATTAAGGCTGTAAAAAATAATATAAGAAATTTGTTAAGTACTCATAAAGGAGAAAGATATCTACAGCCAAATATTGGTTTAAATTTAAGAACAGTTCAGTTCGAACAATTTACAGATGAGTTGAGGTTACAAATTGAAAATGATATATTAGATACGTTTGATTTCTGGCTACCATTTATTCAAGTAAAAGATTTAACTGTTCAAATGTCAACTACTACAGCCGGTAGTGTCAATAATAATAAGTTAATAATTAATGTAGTATTTAATATAACAAGAGATCCAAATACATTAGAATCTGTTCAAGTAGAAATATAGAAATAGGAGATTAGTAAATGCCTTATTCTGAAAAAGAATATCAAGTTAGTAATATAAATTATTTAAATAAAGATTTTTCTTCATTAAAATCTTCATTAATAGAATATGCTAAAACATATTTTCCGAATTCTTATAGAGATTTTAATGAAACATCTCCTGGAATGATGTTAATTGAAATGTCAGCTTATGTAGGTGATGTTCTTTCTTTTTATATAGATAACCAATATAAAGAAATGTTATTACCATTAGCTGAAGAACGAAGAAATGTAATTAATTTAGCAAATATGTTGGGATATAAAGTTAAACCGATAAGTCCTTCTTATGTTGATTTGGATATAAGTCAAACTGTGGATGCTGATAATACAAATGTTGATAATATAGTTCCAGAAGCTGTTGATTTTCAAGTTTTCGATAAGGGATTAAAAGTAAGTTCTACTACAGATTCAACTATAATTTTCGAAACTCTTGATATAGTTGATTTTACAATGAGCTCATCAGGAGATGCCGTACCTGTGGTTAGTGATACGGATGAAAATGGATTAGCTACAGAATTTACTTTAACAAGAAAAGTAAAAGCTGTAAGTGGAGAAACAAAAACTAAAACTTTTTCTATAGGTTCTCCTGAAAAATTTAAAAGAATAACTTTTCCTGAAACCAATATAATTGAAATTTTAAGTGTTAAAGATTCTAATAATAATAAATGGTATGAGGTTGAGTATTTAGCTCAAGATAAAGTTCCAGCTGAAGAACATTATATAGGTGATAGAACCAATGCTTATTATGATATAACAAATGTTAATGTAGAAACCATACCAGTGCCATATACTCTTGAATTTATAAAAGTACCAAAAAGATTCATTACAGAAATAAATGAAGACAACACAACATCCTTAGTATTTGGTAATGGTTTATTACATCAAGCAGCTAGCGGTTCTTTATCAGATGGATTTTTTCAAACAGAACAAGTTGGAATTATAATACCAGGAGAAACAGAAACTATAACTTCTGATATATCTCCAATATTGGGTACTGCTATGAGTTCATTAGGTGAATCTCCGAGCAACACAACATTAACAGTTGAATATAGAATTGGGGGTGGAATTGGTACAAATATACCAGCTGGAGATTTAACTACTTTATCATCAATAAGTAGATTAGCAAATGGTAATAGTGTAACCCCAACAATTACAAATTTAGAACCCGCTCGTGGTGGTGCTGATGCACAATCAGTTGAAGAAATAAAAAGAAAAACACAAGCTCATTTCATAACTCAAAAAAGATGTGTTACTAAAGAAGATTATGAAGCTAGAGTTCTTGCAATGCCAGCAAAATTTGGAAATATTGCAAAAGTTTCTGTTAATAGAGCTTCAGCTGAACAATTATTTGCTACTATAGCAGATGTAACTGAGGGTGTTGAAACTCAAAATCTTTATCAATGTGATTCATCTGCTGGTGCTAATTCCGTAGGTGATACTGCTTGGTTTGGAAGTTTAAGTTTATGTCAAGCTGGATGTTATAATGATGATGGTCCTGGAAGTTGTACTATTACTGATCAAGCTTTTGTAGATTTTGCTGAATTTCAACAATTATATGGAGGGGGTATGGATGTTAATCAACCAACAACAGCTGCTATTGAAATACATTTACTATCATATGATAACAATAAAAATTTGGTAGTACCTCCCGATTTATTACAGAACAATTTAAGAAACTATTTAAGTGAATTTAGAATTATATCAGATGAATTTGCTACCTATCCAGGAAAGGTTGTTAATTTTGGTGTAGCTTTTGATGTTACAGCTCATAAATATGCTAATAAACAAGATGTAAAATTAAGATGTATAAATACAATAATTAATTACTTTAATATTGATAAAATGAGATTTAGGCAACCTATTTATACAAGTGAATTAATATATCAACTTATGGGAATAGAAGGAGTTAGAGGTGTAAATCATGTAGAATTAACACAAGGGACTCCACAGTGGACTGGAGCTTCAATTACTTTCCCACCACTTTATAGATATACTATTGGGGCAGATGGTACTGTCAGTCAACCTTATGGTGATAATGGATACGGATATCAATATGATTTTCATAAATTTTATGATGGCACATATTCATCGGATGGAACTATATTACCATCAGTAGAACCAACAGTATTTGAACTTAAAAAACCAAATCAAAATGTTAAAGGAGTGATATCATAATGCATCATTTTATTTATCCTACAAAAGATACATGGATTTCCAGTGGTTCAAGAAAGACGGATGGAGCTTCTCTTACTGAACAAAATTTTGGTAAGGATGAAATTCTTGAACTTAAAAAAGAATTTTATAATTTATCATTTTATTATCCAACAAGAGTGATGGTTCAGTTTGATTTGACAAGTATATCAGAATCAATAAATAATAATGATATACCATTACCAAATACAACCCCCAATATTGGTTCGGAATTTTATTTAAGATTATATGAAGCTGAGGGAAATAAAGAACTTTCTTCTAATTATGGATTAACTGCTCATCCTATTTCTCGATCTTGGGATGAGGGTAGGGGTAAATTTGGTTCATCGCCTCAAGTTAAAGATGGGGCTAGTTGGAATTATAGAAAATGTCCTGAAGGTGGTAGCGGATTAAGTTGGAATACATCAGGCTCATCATATTGGAGTGGAAGTGATCTTATAGCTTCTCAATCATTTTCTTCAAGTAAACCAGATATAGAAATGAATGTAACTAATATTGTACAACTTTGGTTAAGTGGTTCATCCACTACAGGTTCAGCACCAGTTAAGGG